AATAATAATTCGCTTTAGGTTAATTATTAGGTTTACACTTCGAAGAAGGTGAAATTTTGGCTCGAAAAAAAATAAGAGTTCGAGGACATCGCTTCAGCGATGCTCCTGCAATGTACATGAAAAGGACCAAGTTCGACCGTTCTCATGTTTATAAGACAACTTTTGATTCAGGCAAGCTTATACCTGTATTTGTTGATGAGGTTTTGCCTGGCGATACTACTCGTATGTCTGTTAATTATTTCGCTCGTTTGGCTACTCCTATTAAGCCTATCATGGATAATATTTATCTGGATTGGTTTTTCTTTTTTGTCCCAAATCGTCTCGTTTGGGAACACTGGCAGAATTTCTGTTTTGAACAGGAAGATCCTGATGATAGCACTGATTATGTTATCCCTACTGTTACTGCTACTAATAACTCTGAAAATACCTATATAGGCTCTCTTTGGGACTATTTCGGTTTGCCCGTGAACACGTCTGGTAATTTATCTGGTATTAGCGCTCTTCCATTTCGTGGTGTTTACCTTATTTGGAATGAATGGTTTAGAGACGAAAACCTCCAAAAATCCGTCAAGATTCAGAAAGGCGATACTAACGAAGTTTTAAACTCTGCTCGAGCTTCCGAGCAGCCTTCCTGGGTTTTCACGTCAGGTACCAGTATTGTTCCCGGCTTAGCCTGTCCTCCTCGTGGTAAGCGCCATGACTATTTTACTTCCTCTCTTCCATGGACTCAGAAAGGTCCTGGCGTTTCTGTAGGTCTTGCTGGTACCGCTTCTATAGTTGATCCTACCCCTGGTGCTGGTTATCTTCTCCATAGTAACGATACACAGCTCGCCGCTGTTTCTGCTTATGGCGGTGACTCATCTTCTTCAGGCGGCCATAGAATTGCACGAGGTAATGATTCTATTAAATTTAGTAACCGTTTCGGATCTGAATTTAGTACCGTAGGCGGTTTTGCCGGTAATACCAATGGAGAGGTAACTATGTCTGCTCAAAGAGCTTCTACTTACCTTGGCAATGATTCTTATGTTGATTTGGACACTTCAAGCATCTTTACGATCAACAGTCTTCGTACTGCTTTCCAGATGCAGAAGTTCTATGAACGCCTTGCTCGTGGTGGTAGTCGGTATACAGAAGTGCTTCGCTCTTTCTTTGGCGTAGTTTCTCCTGATGCTCGTCTTCAGCGTCCGGAATTTCTTGGCTCCTTTACTAAAATGGTAAATGTCAATCCAATAGCTCAAACTTCTGCAACTGATGACATCTCTCCTCAAGGCAATCTTTCTGCTTATGGTGTTACTGCCGCTAAGTTTCATGGCTTTACTAAATCTTTTGTTGAGCATGGTTATATTTTTGGCTTTGTGTGCGCTCGTGCCGATCTTACTTATCAGCAAGGTATTAATAAGATGTGGCTTCGTTCTACTGTTTATGATTTTTACTGGCCTACATTCGCGCATCTTGGCGAACAGGCTATTGAGCTTCGTGAGATCTATGCTCAAGGTTCTGAAGCTGATACTACTGTTTTTGGCTATCAGGAACGTTATGCCGAATATCGCTATAAACCTTCGCAGATTACAGGTAAGTTCCGTAGCTCTGTAGTTAATGGTTCTTTGGATAAGTGGCATTTGTCCCAGTTCTTCAACAATGCTCCTACTCTTAATGAAGAATTTATTACGGAAAATCCACCTATTAAGCGCATCATTGCCGTTCAAGATGAGCCTGAATTCTTGCTTGATATAGGCTTCCGTTACACTACTGTGCGTCCTATGCCTATGTTTGGTACGCCCGGCCTTGTTGATCACTTCTAGAAGGAGTTGGTTTTATGTCATGGCTTTCTAATACTTTAGGCAGTGTTGCCGGTTCTGTTTTAGGATCTGCAGTTCAGAATCGTTACAATTCTGCTAATGCCGCACAGGCTAACGCGTGGAACGTTGAAAATTATAAACATCGTTATCAATGGGCTGTAGAAGATATGCGCCAGGCTGGTCTTAATCCTATTCTTGCCGCAACTAATGGTATAGGCGGTTCTATATCTGGAGCTTCAGCTGCTTCTGTAGGTATGAGTGATATTGGTTCCACTATGAACTCTGCTAAAGCCGCTAGCGCCGCTGAAAGGCAGGCTAAGAATGCCGAGCATCTTGCAATATCTCAAATTGATAAAAACGTCGCAGAAGCCGATTCTGTGCGTCAGAGTACCCATGGTACAGTTCTTCAGAACGGTATTCTTGCAAACGATCTGAATCTTCGTGAGCAGACTTATGAAAAGCGTCTTGGTTACGAGCTTGAGAAGATGAATCTGGAGCTTGAAAACCTTCGTCTTCAAGGTTCTTACCTTAGCTCTGGAGTTTTGAATAATATTGCTTCTGCTAATCGTGCTAATTCTGCCGCCGCTTTTGATAGTATTCAAACTGAAATGGCAGGTATGGAACGTGATTTCTATAAGAATATCGAAAGTCTTACAGGTGCTCCTAGATCTGTCGCTAGTGGTGTTGGTTCTACTGTCAAAAATGTTATAGGCTTCCTCGGAGGTCGTTATTTTGGAAGGAGATAATCTTATGTCTAACAAAACTACTATGATTCTTACTTTTATCGTTTCTGTTGTTGTCCCTTTTATTCAGGAAGTTGTAGATCTGATTGAAGCCTTGAAAGGCAAAGCTTCTTCTAATACCGTGACTGCCAAAAAGGTTGCTTCGGACTTTCAAGCCGATGTTGCTCAACTTGTTGAACCAGTTGCTAATAAGAATGATTCTAAAAAAACTGGCCGTTTTTTCGGTTCTTGGAGGGATGCTAAATGAGACGTCGTCGTTTATCTAAACGAGGTTCTCGTCGTCTTTTCCGGCGTACCTCCAGATCTCGTCGTAGAAATTTTAAAAGAGTAGGACGAGGTGGATTTAGGATTTGACATTCTGACTTAATCCTGATACAATCGGTACAGGTGATTAATATGGTTTGTTATAATCCTATTCTTATGTACCCAGTTGAGGGAGCGATTACAAAAAATGGAAAACAACATTATAGTTTTTTCGGTAGCCTTTCCTCTCACCCCGAGCTTGCTGGCGATAGCCGTTTCATTCGTTGTTCTTGTAAACAATGCATTGGTTGTCGTCTCGAAAATAGTAGACAGTGGGCTGTCCGTGCTGTTCACGAAGCCCGTTCTTCGTCTTCTGCTTATTTCGTTACTTGCACTTTCGACGATTATCATTTGCCACGTGATAAAAGCTTAAGCAAGAAATTTCATCAGACTTTCATGAAAAATCTTCGTCGTGAGTATGGCAGTGGTATTCGCTTTCTTGGCTGTGGTGAATATGGTGAGCTTCATGGTCGCCCCCATTATCATTACATTTTGTTTAATATTGATTTTGATGACAAAATTCTTCGGTTCCGTACAGACGGTTATAATACTTATACTTCTTCTCGTTTTGCCAAAGTATGGAAATACGGTATGCATCTTATTGGTGAGTTTAGCTTTGATTCTGCTGCCTATGTCGCTCGCTATATAGTTAAAAAGCAGACAGGTAAAGATGCTCCTTCTCACTATAAAGGTCGCATTCCTGAATTCATGGTTGCTTCCAATCGTCCTGGCATAGGTGCTAAATGGCTCGAGGATCATGGTGAAGAATGCTATGCCAATGATTATGTTGTTATCAACGGCAAAAAGATGCGTCCTCCTCGTTATTATGACAAAAAATTTGATGAAACGCATCCTCACTGGATGGAATATATTCGTAATAACCGTATTGAAAAGATGCTTCATAACCTGGAGAACAACACTTTTGAGCGTTTAGTTGATCGTTGCCGCGTTCAGGAAGGTAAATATAAACATTTTCTTGGCAGAAAACTTGACAAGGTATTGTGACTGTGTTATTATTAAGTCAGAAACGAGGTGATGCTTATTAGTGAACTTGAAGCTGTTAAAAATTTCTGTCGTGAGCGTAATATTTCTTTTGACTACTCTTTTCGTGGTAGTAAATATGCCGCTTACCGTCTTAAACCTGATGATTCTAGGGTTATTCGCCTTGATAATGACTATTTTGTTATATCAGCTGTGCTTTATCTTATGATTCGTAGGTATTTAATCGCATTTAGAAAAGGAGATGGTTCCGCTGAGACTTTATTCCATTTATGATTCTAAGGCTGAACAGTTCAGTCCTCCACAGGTTTACCACAATGATATGCTTGCTCTGCGAGCTTTTGAAGGTATAGTTAACGATGATAGTATGCTTATTAAAAAATATCCTGAAGATTTTACTTTGTATTATATTGGCAATCTTGGTGACAGCGATGGTCGCTATTACATTGAGAATTGTGACGAGTCCCGTATTCCTGTCATGGTTGGTCGCGCCATAGAATATGTGCAGACTATTGACAATGATTCTACTAAATGATAATCTAATAAAGAGCGTATCAGGAAAAGGACGATCTCATGGAGATCGCCCTTTTTTTGTACGCTACGCCCGCCGCGTCTAGGCGCCTGCGAAAGGAGGTGAAACTATGAAATTTAAGACAGCTTACGATCCTGTAGAAGAACATGATCATTGCGGTATTGAGTTTACCATGCCTTCTCTTACGGTTCAGGACGAGAAAGATGAAACTGATATCAATTACATCGTAAATAAGTATGCAGACGGTCAGAAAGGTATCATGACTCTTGACCTCGGCGATAGTTCGCAATACGCTTATCTGCAGTTCGGAGATGCAACGCTTCCCGGCGACTACAGCACAGCGCTTGAGCTTGTGTCTGGAGTTCGTGAAGAATTCTACAGTTTACCCGCTTACGTTCGAGCTAAATTCGGTCACGATCCTATGAATTTTATCGACCATTTGAATGATCCTGCAACGCTCGAATATCTCCAACAACAAGGTCTGTATGGTAGCAAATATACCTTTGATGAACCACAACAGTCCGTAAGTAGTAAACAAACACAAGAAAAAAGTAACACTTTAACACAAAATAATGAAGAAACACAAAAATAGGCGTCACCGAAGCCAATTACTTACTTGATGTAACTGGCGTAGGTGACGCAAAAATAATCTAAAACCTAATAATAATTCGCTTTAGGTTAATTATTAGGTTTACACTTCGAAGAAGGTGAAATTTTGGCTCGAAAAAAAAT